GCGGGTTACTTCCACTGGGGTCCAACGGACGAGATCGTCACCGTTACCCAGCAGACCGAACTTGCAAATATTTTCGGAAAACCAACTAACATCAACTTCGTTGATTTCTTTACCGCAGGAAACTTCCTGTCCTACGGCAACAACTGTCAGGTCGTGCGCGTGGTGGGTTCTACCGCCAACAACGCCAGCGTCACCAAGGCAGGCGTGTGCTACGCCGCTGCTTGGGGTGGATTTGTTCTCAAGAATGAGACTAACTTCAACAGCAGCGGCACGGTCACCACTGCCGCCGATAGTACTCTGTTTGCTGCAAAATATCCTGGCGCACTCGGATCGTCCCTGAAGGTTGTTGTTACCAACGGCGCAGGAACCACAACGGGAACCCTTGCGGTGGCATCGGCACAAGGCGCAACCTTCTTGCGGCTTGTTACTGGCTCTAGCGCAGACAAGAAGTATTTCTCGGTTGGTGACGAAATTACCTTCACGGATGGCACTAGTGTTGCGGTGTCAGGTATTCGCAGACTAACAAGTGGAACCACATCATCTGTTGCTTATACTGCTGTTTCTCCCACATACAAGGACTTCTTTGGTGTCACCAGCGGATTCAATGCTGCTACGGCAAACATCACTGGTACGGGGCTGTCTGCCGACCACATCTATGTGGATCTTGAGACTTTGCTGCCAGTAGCACAAAATGCAAGTGCAGCAGTCACCATCAAGAGCGCATACGCCAAGAAGATCGGATCCAACGCCACCGTCACCCCATACGCATCAGATGCGGGTGGAACTGCGGATCTGGTCAATGTGCTTGTGCTAGACAAGGATGGCTTGTGGACGGGAACGCAGAACACCGTCATTGAGAAGTTTGAAGGCTTGTCCCGTGCATCAGATGCCCGCAAGTTTGACGGCAGCAGCAACTACTATAAGACGGTCATCAACGATCAGTCCGACTATGTGTGGGCTTTGTCTGCCGACCTTGCAGCAAACGGAGCAAGCGCAGCCACCTTCACGAACTGGACGGCAATCGGACCTGCTCTTGCCCCCGAAACCGCAGTTGGTGCGGGAGTCAACTCGCTCCACCTCACGGGTGGAGCCGATTCTGTGCCAACGGATGCGATCCGCTGGTCAAGCGGTTGGAGCAAGTTTGCCGATGCGGACGCAGTGGATGTCTCCCTGCTTCCTATGGGCAATGCTTCGGTTACCCTTGCGGAACTTGTCGTGCAGAATGTGTGCGAGAAGCGTCTGGACTGCATCGCGTTCGTGTCTCCTCTACAGAACGATGTAGAGAACACACTTCCGTATGCTGCCCTGAACAACATCAAGACCTTCCGCGACAGCGAGTTTGACCTGAACTCATCCTATGCGGTGATTGACAGCGGTTGGAAGTATCAGTTGGACACCTACAACAACCTTATCCGTGTGCTGCCGCTGAACGCGGACATCGCGGGTCTGGTTGCTCGTACCGAGTTCACGGACGAGGCGTGGTTCTCGCCCGCAGGCTTCAACCGTGGTCAGATCAAGAATGTCGTCAAGTTGGCGTACAATCCCACGCAGGAAGCACACCGTGACGAACTCTACACTCGTCAGGTGAACCCCGTGGTGTCGTTCCCAGGCGAAGGCACGATCCTGTTCGGTGACAAGACCGCACAGACGCGCCCAAGCGCATTCGACCGCATCAATGTTCGCCGTCTGTTCATCATCCTAGAGAAGGCGATTGCCACCGCTTCGAAGTTCTTCCTGTTCGAGCAGAACGATTCGTTCACTCGCGCACAGTTCAAGAACCTCGTGGTTCCGTTCCTCAAGACGGTTCAGCAGCGGAGGGGCATCACCGACTTCAAGGTGGTGTGCGATGAAACCAACAACACAGGTGAAGTAATCGACCGCAACGAGTTTGTGGCTGACATCTTCGTCAAGCCAACTCGCAGCATCAACTTCATTCAGTTGAACTTTGTCGCCACCAAAACTGGCGTAAACTTCAGCGAAGTCGGGGCTTGATAGCCTAAATAAGTCCAAGGAGTAATCCATGCCAGTAGATCCTACAAACAATATTTCAGGATTTGTAAACGCCTTCGCTGGCGGTGGTGTACGCACGAACCTGTTCCTAGTCACGGGAAACATCCCTGGCTATTCAAACAATCGTGCCATCTCGTTCCTGTGCAAGGCTGCACAGATTCCCGCGTCCTCGCTCGGCACCATTGAAGTGCCGTACCGTGGTCGCCGCATCAAGTTGCCAGGTGACCGTACCTTCCAAGACTGGTCGATCACGGTCATCTCCGATGCAAACATGAGCCTGCGGTCGGCATTTGAATATTGGAGTGCGATTTTCAACTCCCATGTCTCCAATGTCACTGCCCGCAACTTCATGCAGTTCATGCCCACATGGTCGGTGACCCAACTGTACCGCGATGGCGAACCCATGCGTACATACAACTTCATCGGGTGCTTCCCGAGCGAAGTGGGTGCAATCGACCTGTCGTTCGAGAACAACGACAGCATCGCAGAGTTCCCCGTCACCCTCAACTACTCTTGGTGGGAGGCTGCGCCTGGTGCCGCCGTTCCCGCTACAGGAACAGGTCAGGAGAACATCCAAGCCCTGCTGCAACAGGCTGGCATCAACATCGGTCAGGGCTTCTAAAGCCCCTTTTGACAGGATTCTTTATTCATGGCTATCAAACTCTTTGGCTTTACGCTCTCAAAGGACGAAGGGACTTCTTCGGAGGAATCCAAGAAGTCTCTTTCCTTTGTACCGCCTGATTACGATGACGGTTCGGTTCCTATTGAGGTGGGTGGATATTTCGGAGCGGTTGTTGACTTTGACGGCACGATCAAGTCTGACATAGAACTCATCCGCAAGTACCGAGACATGGCTCTCCACCCCGAAGTGGAGTCTGCCATCGCGGATATCTGCAACGAAGCCATCGTGTACGATGACACCTTCACCACCGTGAAGATTGACACTACGCATCTGAGGCAGTCCAAGTCCATCAAGGACAAGATTGAAGCCGAGTTTGAGGAAGTGCTTGCCTTGCTTGACTTCTCGCGGCGTGGCTACGAGATTTTCCGCAAGTGGTACATTGACAGCCGCCTGTACTACCACATCATTGCGGATGAGGGCAACAAGAAGAAGGGCATCAAAGAACTCCGTCCCATTGATCCCACGAAGATCCGCAAGGTTCGCCGCATCACGAAGAAGCCGCTTGACAAGAACAACGCTGCTGGCGTTGGCATACAACTGGTGACCGCAGTTGAAGAGTTCTATGTGTACAACGAGCAGCAGCCGAACTCGTCCACGCTGCAACTTGAGGGATTGAAGATTTATCCCGACTCTATCTGCTTTGTACACAGCGGACTGTTTGATGCATATCACAAGAAGATCATCGGCTATCTGCACAAGGCTATCAAGGCTCTGAACCAACTCCGCATGATTGAGGACGCTGTGGTGATCTATCGCATCACCCGCGCTCCCGAGCGGCGCGTGTTCTATGTGGATGTCGGAAACTTGCCGAAGCAGAAGGCAGAGGAATATGTGCGCGGCTTGATGCAGCGGTATCGCAACAAGTTGATGTACGATCCGAACACTGGCGAAGTGCAGGATTCGCGCAAGCACCTGTCCATGCTTGAGGACTTCTGGATGCCACGGCGCGAAGGCGGTCGCGGCACGGAGATTCAGACGCTTGAGGCAGGACAGAACCTGTCCGAGATGGAAGATGTCAAGTACTTCCAAAAGAAACTGTTTCAGTCGCTCAATGTTCCGTCCTCGCGTCTTGAGGAAACCACGGGGTTCAACCTGGGCAAGGCTTCCGAGATTTCACGCGATGAGGTAAAGTTCTTCAAGTTCATTGAACGGCTCCGCATGAAGTTCGCAGAACTGTTCCTTGAACTGCTTCGTGTGCAGTTGGTGATGAAGGGCATCATCAAGGACAGCGAGTGGGACGAGATTGAAGACCGCCTTGCATTCAAGTTTGCGAAGGATTCGCACTTCTCTGAACTGAAGGAGAGCGAGATCCTGAAGGATCGCTTGCAGAGCGCACGGGACGCAGAGGATTTCGTTGGCAAGTACTACTCCCGCGAGTGGGTACGCAAGAAGATCCTGCGTCAGACCGAGGACGATGTAGAGCAGATCGACAAGCAGATTGCCGCCGAAGAAAAGGCTGGCATCCTTATGCCGCCTGGTCAGGACATGGGCATGGGTCAACCCATGCCAGGCGAGCCACAGCCTGCCCCTGCTCCTGCTCCCATGAACAGTGGTG